ATCCTTTAGCTTTTGCCTAGTGTCAACACCTTCAGCGAATAACTTTCTAAGCTCAGAATCATTATTCTGCCAAGTTCTGCAATCAGTTCTCATAGCAGCAAGTTTCTCAATGTTTGTCTTTGAACGATTGATATACCAGTCTTGGTCAAACTTCCATTGATTACGATCACAATCTGCTTTAGCTTTTGCTAGACCCTCGCTAGTAATCATTCCAGCCCAGTCATGAATTTCTTTAGTCAACCACTTCTCCATCTGAACTGGTAACTTAGCGAATCTTTCCCACTTAGCTGCTTGTTTAGCATCTGCTGCTGCTTGCTTTTCTGCAGCTTTCTTAGCTTTCTCTTCATCAGTAGCTCTCTGAACTTTGCTCTTACCGATCATCTCAGCGCCATGACGCTCTGATCTGAACTGTGTGTACTGAGTAAGATGGCCATTAGCTGAGTTTTCACCATATCTATAATTCCAGATCATGCGGACATAGATCTCAAACTTGGTCTCTTCTCTGCGCTTTGCAATGTCAGATTCAGGTGCAATGTAGTCGTAAATGTGGCCATATACACGACCCTCAATAAGCTGATTAGAATAGTTGACGTTTAAATCTACTTTCCAAATGTACTCTTGGTCGGTCATGTGCTGACCAATCCTTGACTCAAGTAGGCCAACTGCTGCATCAGCTTGAGCCTGTGCATCTTTAACAATGTTTGCGTAGTGTGGATAGTAACGTGGCTCGTCCCAACCAAAGACAGGAGACTTTTCTTCTAATCTTCTGTCAACTTCTCTGACGTAGTGGCCAGTGCTGCAATAAGGCCATCTGATGCCTTCAGCTTTGTGATGGTCAACTTGCTTGTTCCTGTGCTTACAAGAATCTTGAACTTCAGCAATAAATGCGCTAGTGATTGTTTCAACTAGGTGCTGTTTGATGTGTTCTGGTGTTTCGAATTTCATTTGCGAGAAAATGTAAAGTGCAGGCGCTTCCGCCATGCATTAATTATGAACCATTAATAGTAAAACCGCAACTGTAAACATCAGTAAACCTGTGAAATATTCAGATATTGTAACTTTCTACTTATATGGGTTTACATAGTTGTACTGATGCGTCATAATGAGAGGGCGGTAAGTACCCGCTTTTTTATCTCGCCAGTTTTATGGAACAAACACTTACACTCAAGCTCAATGACGAACAGCTTGAAAACTTTGAAAACCTAGTCATGGAAGCAATAAACAACCTTCCTGATGATACAGAAGAGCTACTAGCAGCTGATCCAGATAGCCCTGCTGGTACATATAGAGACATTATTAAAGCTATGGCTCAACAGACAAACAGAGGTTGTGAGATCTCTGAGTACATGGGCTGTGAGGTTTAGTGATGTCTAAGAATGTTACCTACATTACATGGGACAACGGAATCATGCTTAAGTCCTACGATACATTTGTTGCTATGCGTAGATGCGATGGTAATCACAAAGTTACTTCCAAGCATCACAGCAAAACTACTACTCGCCAGATTAATGAATTTTTTGGTGGTGCTGAAGAAGCTGCAAAGGTAGAAAAAGTTCCTCAATCAGATATGGATACATTCGGTAAATTTGTCGAAGAATATTCCAAACTTTCTAAAGAAGAGCAGATTCACTACGAATACAACACAAGAAATTTTGCTAAGAGGTTAGCCCAATGAGAAATTTATTTCTAATGATCGCAATGTCAGGGTTGTTCTATACGACCCTATCTGGCACTCTTTACGACATGACATTAGCAGACTGTAAAGCTGGAGTTGTCGCTGCTTGTGAGGAGATCGCCAGATGAAATTTGAAGCTACTAAGGACAAGAAGGAAAATCTCTTTCAGGGTTTCTATATCTTGTTTGCTGCACCAACAGTTAAGCATCAAGAAGAAGTCGGCCAGATGCTTTGCCTCATGTTGATGGATTCTGAAATCACACAAGCAGATGCTCAAAATGCTTGTGAAAGAGCTATTGATGCTCACTTAATTGAAAAAAAATTGGAGGACACTTTTAATGGCTGATTTTGATTATCAGAAAATGAATGACTATGTCAGTGCTGACCCTGAAGTAGCAAAACTTCGCGAACAAAAAACATCAGCACGTAAAAAGATTGAAACTTTAAAAACATCAGCACATAGGCATATTGAAAAAATGCACGGCTTGTATTTAGCAAAAACTGCTGTAATTGAAAAAATTATGGTAGAGCCACCAACAGAATCTGAAGAACAGTATTTAGAACAAATTACTGGTCAATGTCATGATTGTTGGGACGGAGATTGGCAAGAAGCAAGTGATGTTGTTTTCGATGGACAACTTAGTTGTGCTATGGCCATCGGTAACTTAGCTAAACAGATTTATAAGTTAATGGAAGATATTAACCTTATGTCTGGCTGTCTTGACAATTTAGAAACTGAACTACAAAAACAGTTCAGAGAACAATTTTACAAAGATCAACAAACTACTAAGGAGGTAGAATTATGAATGGAATGCAGCGTAATGGTCAGCACTTAGATTTTACAAATCCAAAAGTGCAGCAATGGCTTAAAGATTGTCCTTATGAAATAACATCACTACAGCAGTTAATTCTTGAACCAAAGGATAAAAAACAAGTTGAGCTAGTAGTCGAAATTCCTGTAGATGAATGTGCAGTTAATTTTCAATACTATGGCTTATCGCTAGGTGAAAAGACTAAAGAGCTAGAAGAAAGGTACGAAAAAATAGATGCAGAATACAAGAAATTAATTGTAAAAGAAGTTAGAGAAAGAAATCCTGTGAAGCTATTAGCTCTAGAGGAAAGAACTTCCAAGCTTTTTAAGCAAATGCGCGGAATCACTAAAGAGTTAAAAGCGATTATCGAAGCAGAGAAATCAGGTGTATAACTCTATCTGTCTTACTCTATTGGTCGTAGCAGCATATACAAATTTGTTGCTGACCATAAAAAAAACTGGCAGAGGAGACCCTTTTAACTCCCATACCAGTTTAAACCCCAAGAACCGCATTAGGCGGCCAAACAAATTATAACAATGATTACTTCAGAAATCGAACCACTATCAGTTGACTTTGCAAGCTATCAGGCAGACCCTGCATTCAGCGCTAGTGACCTAAAAATTATCACTAAGCAAAATGCTAGAGCTTTATGGCATTCAAAGTTTAATGAACTGGCACCGCCAAAACTTCCAACACCTGCTATGAAGTTTGGCACCTTGTTCCATGCTATGTGTTTAGAACCTGATGAATTTTCATCTAAATTTAAAGTTGTAGAGGACAAGCGTACTAAGAAAGGCAAAGAACAAGCACTTGATGCCGAGAAAAAAGGCTTAACAGTAATTACACCACAAGATGTTGCATTAGCTGACAATATGATGTCTGCAATATGCGCTAATCCTGTTGCGTGGGAACTGTTAGACAAAGGCAAATCAGAACAAAGTTTTTGGTGGTCACACGATGCTACAGGACTAGACCTTAAATGTCGCTGCGACAAAATAAATGGCGATACAGTTGTAGATTTAAAAACTACAGGAGAGGGTGGTGCATCGCCAGATGTGTTTACAAAAACAATTACAAATCTGAATTACCACCTTCAAGCAGCACATTATTTGCAAGGTACAGGCGCTACAAATTTTGTATTTGTAGTAATAGAAAAAGTATTCCCCTACAACATAGGTGTCTACAAATTAGAAAACGAATTTTTAGATTATGGCTATGAACTCCAAGAACAAGCGCTTCTTAAAGTATCTGAAGCAGTTACGTCTGGAAAATGGCTCGGATACACCGATGCCACAAAGGACGGAGTTATCACACTCGACAAACCCTACTGGATTAGCAACTATGACTAAACCAGAATTTAAAGTCATGCAAATGACACCTGAGAAAGCTAAAAACATTCTTATTTCAAAGAATAGGAATAATAGAAATCTCAAAGCTAATAACTTGAAAAGGTTAGTTACAGCTATCGAAAATGGTGAATGGAAAGTCACTAATAATGGACTAGCTTTTGACGATCAGGGCAACCTGATTGATGGTCAGCATAGGCTGGCAGCAATAGTGCAAACTAATAAAACACTTCCTATTTTAGTTTGTTCTAAAATGGATCCTCGTATATTCGATTGTGTTGATACTGGTGCTGCTAGAACTGCTGGCGATGGCATAGACATTCTTGGCAGTAGTCATGGTAAATACATTGCAGCTGCTATCAAATGCTATCACTTGTACAACCATTGGCCTAAACGTGCATGGTCTAGTACTGTTACACCATCTTCAGCGCAGATTGTAAAAATCTACGAAGAAAAGAAAGACCTTATTGAAGCTCTCTATTCTGTAATTGCTAAAAAGCATAAAAATTACAAATGTTTTCCTATTAGTGTTGGTCTATGTTTCACAATGATTTGTTTAGATGCTGGCTGGTCAGATCTACAAATGTGGGAATTTTGGGACGCTGTAACGCTAGGTGCAAATTTACAACCAGATAGTGCTGTACTTTCCTTTAGAAATCAGATTACTAATGTTGAGTATCGCAAGCGCGGTTGGTTTTCTCAGAGGTTTATCCTTAATGCCTTCATAGTTTGTTTTAACAAGCACGTTCAAAACATTCCTACTATCAGGTTTATTGCACCAAGACCCGATACAAATATGTATAAGGTAGAAAAACCAGCACAAAAAGAAACATCAATCTTGGAGGTTATTAAAGCACAATGAGTAAACTTGACGATCAAAACCCAAAAATCCGATTTATTTTTGCTTTACAAAAAGCACAACAAGAGTTTCCTTCATTAGTAAGGACTAAAGAAGTAGGTGCTGGAAAATTTGGATATAGCTATTTGCCACTTGAGCAAATGCTTTCTAAAGTCCAGCCTATTTTACACAAAAATGGATTTCATTTATCTCAACTTTTTGGTTGCACACCAACAGGCCAAACCACAATAAAAACTAAATTAGTGCATATTGGTGGCCATGAAGAAGTTAGTGAACTACCTTTCTTTCTACCTCCAAGAGATTTAGAAAGGAAGAATGAAGCACACGTTTGGGGTGGCTCTGTTACTTATCAAAGAAGATACAGTATCAAATTAATTCTTGGTCTCGAGACTGACATGGATAACAACATGGAGATTGAGCCAGAAAAAGAAAAAGCCACACCATCAAAAAGACAAGCTAATGTTCAACCCAAACAGAACATAGCGGTTTTGGCGCGTGACGCTATTGTGAAATCAACTACTGATGAACAATTAGACCAACATTTCAATACTCTAGTTGCAAGGCTAGATGAGGGGAAAATCAGCCAAGACCAATATAATAAACTTATTGACCTAATCAAAGCTAGGAGGAAAGCATTAACACCATGAACCAAATCGAACAGCAATTTTTAACATCTGACCAGTTAGCTGAAAGATATGGATTAAGTCCAGCAACTATTGCTGATTGGAGACGTAAAGATCGTGGACCAAAATACTATACACTTCCCAAATATGCGATATCATCAGGTTCCGCCAAGGTTCGTTACGACATAAATGAAATCCTTGAATGGGAAAAAACAATGAACATTACTCCTAAAAACCCTTTTTAACTATGGCAAAAGTACAACCAGCATTTACTGCTAAATTTAGAATCCTTGACAACCCTAACCCTGTCAATGATTATGCCCCAGAAAAAAATGTAATTTTTGATTTTACTATTGAAAATGCATTAAAAGCTGCTGAGTTTTTCATGAAAATGCATGACAAAGCAGAAAGAGAAGGTACAACAATCAGAGTCTATACAGATAAGAAAGAGTATCATGAAGAAGCTGGATTTACGCTTTGGGGCGGTATGTGGGGTAATAGTGGCAAACTAGCCCCATTACCACCAAAAGACTCATCACAGAGCAAGCCAGAGCCAGAAGAAACAATTAGCGTTGATGACCTACCCTTCTAGATTCCCTACCGACCCTTACGAGGGTCAAATATTTTACGATGCCGATACGGATAATACTTACGAGTATCAACGTAGAGACATCTTAGACAGAATGATTAATCGTCATAAAGATGTTTATTTTTGGGAGAACATCAGTAAAGAAATCTAATCTTTACCAAACAAAATGTATTTAAGGCGCTTTACTAAAGGCGCTTTTTTTTTAGCAATTTTCCTTTCTAAATAATTTATATTATCTTGCTGATTACACATTATTTCTAATGCATTAGCAATGAACTGTGATTGTTTATGATTTGCTCGCGCCAACTGAAGTGCTATTTCTCTTAGTTCGTCTATATCTTCAAATTTATAAAGATTTGCAATAGAAATTTCTACAGCAAACTCAGATTCTAGACTTGGTCTTTTTGTAAGGATATTTATAATATTTCTCACTTATCCTCTGGCCATAGATGAATTGACACATAATCTACAATCTGGTCATCTATTGTATTGTCTGTAGTCTTTGCTAATGCCTTTAAAAGATCAATAATTAGTTTTTTTACAGCATTCGTCTTACAGAATGTCATAAGAATAGGTTTTAAAATTCTGAGCATAATAATCTTGTGTTACTTTCCAAACATAGCTAACTTGCTAGTATTAGACAAGAATCTTAACTTTTATGGCTGAAGATACCACCAAAGAAGTAGAACAAGAAGAATCGCAGCAAGGTAATTCAATCCTGTCTAATCTTGTCCAGATGATTATACTTTTTTGGAGTTTGGGGGTTATTTCTTTTGCGTACTTCGGAAATTCAACCCGACAAATTGACACGACCTTCGCGGCTGGATTGCTGTCAGCAGTGATGTCTAACATGGGCCTACAAGTAAAATCAGCTACAAATGGCAAAAAGAAACTTGGTAAGGTTAATATTGTAGATAATACTAAAAACAAAGTTGGTATCAAATGAAAAAGCTTTTACTACTTGCCGCCCTCTGTGTTCCAACTGCGGCCTACTGTGACATTCAGAGTACGATCACATCAAGTGTCAAGCTGGAAAGTTTGTCCGCTGCGACATCTGCTGACAAAATCGGCTCATCTTACAGCATAAGCGGAACTAATATAACAACTACAAGTGGAGACGCTGCAAGTGTGGGTGGCTTTGGATCTGTTACAAATGGAGTTCCCTCAGTAACTATGCCAAGTGCAACACAAACCACTGCTGGTGAAACCTTCAGTTTTTCTCAAGCCTACTTAGAAGGTGACCAGACTCCATCAGCAGCAATAACTTCATTAGGCACAGTGCAGAATTTTTCAGACTTAACTTCTACGAGTGCTGGGAGTGTAGGCACAGCAGCCGTCACTTTAGATCATCACACAATGAGTCTGACAGGTGGAACAGGAACAGGAATAGTATTAACAGGTCAATTCGTTACAGACTTAACTGTTGATTAATGTGGAAATATCTGCCGCTTATATTTTTTATTAGTCCAGCTTATGCACAGACTGTAGTGCCAAACTTCAACAGTGCTACATCTACAAGTCGATCTGTTACCACAAATAACCTCACAGAAAATATCCGAGAAGTTCGCTACAATTCTGGTTATACCTACAGTGTCACTGGTTCTGGTATTTCATGCGGCAACTGTGATTCAATTTCCATGCCAAATGCCACAGTGACAGAAACCATCAATGGAACTACCTACGAATGGACAGGCTTAAATATGGATCAAAAACCTCAATGGCAGCAAACCACACAAGGCAACGCTTTTCAATTTTCAGAGTTTTACAAAGGCCCATCATTAGAATCAATAATCGACATAACAAGAACAGTTCAGTCAGAAATAGTCACAGACACTACTATTATATTTTCCAACTAATAACCCTTTTTTCTTGTTTACCTAGTTACGCCAACACCTCGACAATAGCAAATCCACAATCCAATACATCATCAAGCGTTTCCAATTTTGCAACGCAAGTATTAACAGGGCCTATGACTGAAAATTCTTATGGTGCAGGTATTCAATGTTCTGGAGCTACATTATCGATTAGTCCTTTTGCAACTACATCAGTCGCAATAAAACGTCCTCAAGACTATATTTTCCATACGCCAGTTTACAATGAAGCAACAGATGATGATGGCAACCTTACAAATGCGGGTGAAATTTTATATTTTCGAGAAAATTACAGCGGCAACAAAGATGCTACATCTTTTAATTTTGGAATAGCAGCCACAATATCTGTCCCACTTGATAGACGTTTTCAAGATGCTTGCTTGAAGAGTGCAACCACTCAAGAACAAATAATGCGACAACAACTATCAACAGCTAGATTAAACTATGAGCTTGCAAGGCTCAAGAATTGCCATGAGCTTAGAGTCAATGGAGCTGAGTACACAAAAGACAGTGACTACTATGGGCTTTGTTCAGATATAGTAAGTAAACCTAAAATGAATCAAGTTATACCTCATACACACAAAATTGAGCTAAATGACTAATTTGCTTCTCCCAGATTGCCCTGTAAGGCGCTTGTAATTCTATCCGTATATGTTTGTATCCCTGAAATAAGGCGATAGACAAGCACGGGTTGGAACTTGCCTATCTAGACGCCCTATCCATCGCCATGTCGAACAGGGTTTTATTATTTTACATTATCTTTCTTTTTAGTCAATTTCTTTATGGCTGTTTTGATAAGGTTTTTGAGTAAATTGGCTATAATAGGTGAACCAGCCGCAGTAACAGCAATAATTGAAGTGTTAACAAGAACAGGAGTGCTAGGTATCCATTTCTCAATAAAGGTTGAATCTCTGAAGATTTCATAACATTTACCATTTTTTATTGAGTGACCTATGACCACTTGTAATTTAAGGTCATTGGGGTAGCTTCCTATTGGAATATTATCCTCAGACGGACATTTTATGAAAAACTCTTTATCTTTTTTGACTTTGGGTTTATATTCTGGCGGCTGCGGTATATCTGGTTGCTTTTGCTCTGGCTGTTTTACTGGATCTGTTGGAATAAATTTATCAGGATGATATTGTAAAGCCTCGAATGTTGGATAACTTACAACAGGATAATCAAGTTTTGGTTTATCAATAATATCTAAAGTTGTTGGATATTGTTCCCATGTTCTTGTTCTGGGAATAAAAATTTCTTTTATTTGTATTTGTGGTATTTCAATTCTTGGTATTTCCAAGTGGATTCACCTTTTTTGGTTCTGGTAGCTGTACAGATGGCCCTGTGAAATTTGGTATCTTATCTCCCATTACATCTGGTAGTTTATCCTCCAAACTTCCCATAATCTTATTTTTAAGTGTTCTTTCAAACTCTGGGCTTTGCATATAGCGAATTGCTACATAACCGAAAGCTGCCATTGAAACTGACATCAAAAATGACAAAATGGAAATAATTTTTATAATACGATCAATCATTATGTTGAGAGAAATTTTAGTTAAATTAGCAGCTCCGTTAAGCTTAACTGTTTTGTTTTTAATAATTGGTTTAAGTCCAATATATATTCTTTATGGAATAATTGACAAAAATTTACCTGTTAAGACTCGCTAGGGTTTTCATCTGGTTTTAAAATATCTTCGCAAGCTTCAATACCACCATTAATTTGATGGATTTTTCTTTCACAATTTTCCATCACTGTTTTTGCTTCTTGATAATTTTTAACGATTTGCTGTAATTCAGATTTTAAAGCTTGAAGTTTTTGCTCTGGACTGATTGCCATAAAAAAATGTTTGTGTTATCACAATATACCTAGAATTAGTGTTTGAAACAACCGTACTACTTATCGTATAAAATATTCTTCCACAGTGTCGCTTACGTCCCTCATCTTAATCCAACGATCATTAACAACTTGACCTTTTAATACTTTTACCTGTCCGATTAAACCTATAACAGACCACTCACTTCGTTCTTCTCTTGGAATATATGTTTTAGATTCGTCAAAATCAGGATTCATACGATAATGAGTAAATTTATTACCATTTTCATCTTGTGTCAAAACAGTTGCATCACTTGGCACAGTTACATTAGATGGAATTGCATGAGATTCATAACTATGAAAAATATCCGCACCATCTTCAACTGTTTCAGTCCAGCTAATAACATTGTGTTCATCTAAAATAAAGCGGTCAAAGTCATCTGAAATATATTTTCCTTGCCATTTATTCCATGCTGCATTTCCTATTGACATAGATGCTTTACTAGGTTCTTTAGGTCTAACAACGCCCATAATATTAGCAACAGGATCGCTTGAAGTAGCAGCTCTTACCTTATTATTTTCTAAAACTACAGTTGTACCTACTGGGATGGCTGAACCAGTTGTTGATTCAAAATATTCTGCATAATCAGCTCCGTTGTTATTCCAAGCACCGTCAGCAAATGCGTTACCATCACCTCTTATCGTAAACTCACGATCAGCACTTGACGCATGACCTGAATCCATAGCCATGAAATTATAAGCTGTGGAAGCTGATCTTGACCAGTGAAATTTTTGACCATCACTATTATATGAGGTGTTTGTTGCTGAAATTAGTGAAGTTAAATCATTAGAAGTTTGAGTTAAATTTAGTCTTGCTGTGTTGACAGATCTGATATAACCATTATTTACATATAATGCGGCTGAACCTATGTTATATGTGTTATTAGCTTGTGGAATAAAATGGCCGCTGGAATTTATATGCCATCTATCTGGTGCGGCACCATGTCTAAACCTAATTCCATTTGAACCACCTTGCACATATAAAGCATTGTCGTGCATTTGAAGCTTTCCAGCGTGATTACCTGACCAAGATCCATTTGAGAATCTAATATCACTATTGCCGTTAATGGATACAGCACCAGCACCACCAGAAAAAGTAATATCTCCAGTAGCTTCATCTGCTGTATCTGATCTTAAAAGACTTGCACCCTGTATTCCGTCAACTGTGTCAGAATCGAGCCCACTTCCACTGCCGTCGTTCCCAGCATGGAAAACCTTGTTACCTCGCCATGTTAAAGCGTCATTACCACCACCAATAATTAACTGGTTTGTAGAATCATTGTTCCCATTTCTTATATAAACATTGTATCCAGTTGTTGCTGAAATATATGTATGATCATCAGAACTAATCATCATATATTCAGCTCCACTCTGGTTTGTGTGAAAAATACCTCTGAAAGAATTACTATGTGTCCAACTACCGACTCTCAAACCATTAATTGTTATATTTGAAGATGCTGAATCCGTAGCGTCAGATCTTAAAAAACTACCTGCATGAATTCCATCTACAGTGTCGGAGTCCAGTCCACTTCCCGACCCATCATTAGAAGTATCAAAAAATCCTAGTCCTCTAATATCAGCAGCCGTTTGATCGGCAGTGGCCCCCGCTTCAATTCCATTTAATTTACTGTGATCCGAATCAGTAAAATTGTTGCTTGTTAAACCGCCATCACCAACCGATAAATTGCCAGTGTGATAAACAGTCCTCTCATTACCACCTTCAACAAATTTTAAACCATTAGAGCCACTTGCAATTCTTAAAGCTTCACCTGATTCACCATTATAAAGATTTATATAACCAGCACTATTCCATTGAATAAAAGCTTTATCTGTATTATTTTCTCTAAACTGTATAAAAGGATTTGGTGATCCACGAAGAAGTAATCTAGCATTAGCCATGCCACTTGTAGAACCGATAATAACTGGATAATCACTAGAATTTGTGAAATTTAATCTTGAATTTAAGGTGCC